NGTTTTCGCGAGGGCGCGCGAGTCGGCGCGCAAGGCGGTGTGTCTCTCCAATGTGAAGAACCTCGCCCTCGCGGTCCAGATGTACCTGACGGACTACAACGACACGCTGCTCACGTGGGAGCACCGACCTGAGGTGTTCGACTACCTGGCTGGCGCCGAGCGAGGAAGCAATATCCGGCACGTCATCTGACCCTGATCCAAAGTCCTTGTTGAACGCCGAATTCTTCGAGAACGAGGGTTCTGCGCCGATATCCGACCGCACCTCTGTGCCGGTCCTGAAGTCTACCTGACCACCCCCATCCAGCACCAGGAACTTATCAGTATCGGCTCCGGCGTTGACGGCCGCCAGGGTAACGGTCCCGGTGAACGTCGGTGAGACTGTCGGCGCGAAGTCGCTCGCTTTATATCCACTCGGCTCCAGACGGGTATTGCCATGCTCGTACCATACGAACTCCTCATCGACGCCGGCGGCCCATCCGCCATAGTTCGTCCCGCCCTTGTCAACTGTCAGCGGAGTCCCGCCGAGGTTATTGATACTGATCTCCGACTCGTCCACGTCTATCGAGAAGGACTGGATGACCGAGTCGGCCGGAGTGCCCGCCAGCGTGATCTTATTGCTAGCCGCCGTCACGTCGCCCGCGACGGTCACATTCACCAAGGCACCAGCATTCGTGATCCGGCTCGTGCCGCCCGTCTGGATCGATCCTCCACTGGCGTTGACAGAACCAGTAGCTCCCAATGTACCAGTGATGTCCAGGTTACCAGTTTGATCAAGTGTGGCCGCAGTCCCACCAGCAACCTTTCTGAACTGTACCTCGTTGCCATAGTCGAGGTACATGTGGCCGCCGGATCCTGTCTTGGCATGGAAGTAGGCGGTAGAAACCCCGAGCGAGAGGTCGATGGACATTCCCGCGCCGTCAGGCTTCATCATAAATATCCCGCTAGTGCCGACCCACATCTCGACCTTCTTCCCGCCGACGCCCGTCTGATATCCATAGACGGTGAACTTCGGGTTGTGCTGCACGTTGAGCCGCCCGACGCTGACTTTCTGCCACCTTCCCTCAATCTGCATCAGCGGCCCGACCAGCTTGTCGTCCGTCGTGGCGTCCTGCGCGTAGAATCCTATCGTCGTCGGCGCATAGTTGGCGTGATCGGTGGTCCAGCCACCGTCGGCCCACGTCCGAATCATCGCGCCGATCCGATCTTGATTAACCTCTCCATCACACTTACCGATGAACTGAACCTCTCCCGGTGAGGTCTCGCTCGTCGCCATCGTACTCAGATTCTTAAGGAATAACTCGGGCCGATCCCCGCCGCCGCCGAGTCCGGTGTCGGTTATAGTTATGTTATCATCGAAGATTGGCGAGGTCAGGGACAGGTCCTCCCACGTGCCCGCACCGCCCGTAGCCCACTTTAGATACTTGTCCGTACCGCCCGCATTCGTAGCCGTCGGGATCGTGCCCGCATAAACCGGCAATTTGACGAGTAAGCCCCCCGCGCCCGCCAGATTGGTTGCCGTGCAGAGTCGCAGGAAGCCGGTGCCGGGGTCGGCTTCCATGAAGTTGATGCCACGTGTGGTGCCCGGCATCATGTATATGTGTTTGATTCGCTTGGTGCGCTGGCCGAGACTCAGACTATCGTCGGTCAGCGGGTCAGTCTGCGAGGCGGTTATCACACCGACCTTGTCCACGCTCAAGTCGGTCGGCGTTGCGGTGTCGTCGTCCGTGACCCAGCCAGAGACAGTACCGTTCGAGTTCCGCACCCGGACCTCGACGTTCCAGGACGTCTTCTGTGAAGTCTGCACCCGCGTAGCTCTGATCCGGTAGACGTTGCTGCCCTGGTCATCTCCCTCCGCGGAGCGGATCGGCTCCTGCTCCTTGTCGTCGCCGGACGCCCAGAATCGATACTCGAACGCGGCGAACTTCGCGTCCTTCGTATAGGTGACGTCGGCCACCAGGACCGCGGTACTCCTGATCTGTAACTCAGCCATAGTCGATCACCCCTCCACCCTGGTCGTCTCGACCGTGGCTGTTAACACGACCGCCGACGGGTCGTCCGGCGGGTCGCCCGTGGACGGATCGTATCCGTCCGGGTCGTACATGGTCTGATTAACCTGCGAGACGTAGCCAGACTGACACCCGAGCGTGTTCACGCAGCGAATGCGGAAGTCCCAGTCCTCCCCCGCGCCGACGATGATGTATAACTCCTGGTCATCGTCTACGGGTACGGGCGGGAAAGTATCCCATTCCGAGGCCGAGCTGAGCTTAGCATAGACTTCGGTATATTCGAGGAACGGATGGGAGGGCAGCGTCCACGACAGTTTGCAGCGAGGGATTAGCCCCGAGTTCGTTTCCAGCGCCTCGTTGACGGTACTGGTCGGCGTGAGCCCGGTCGGGTCGAGAACGGTAAACGGGTCGGGTAGCCCCGTGTCCGGCAAACTGTCCGCGTCGCTCATCGTATCGTAGCTGTAGGCACTGTCGTCGTATTCGCGCAGGGCGATCCGCACGTTCCCATCCATCAGCAGGAACATGGCGACTACCCAGAACTCCTTGTCCGTCCAAGCGGGCGTGGCATGGTTCACGTTTACCACGTCGCCGGACTGGAGCACACGGGCCTCCTCCTTGACCGTGACCATGCAGGAGATATTCTGTCGGGACTCGTTAAGGACGACCTGAGCGATCTGCTCGGCCATGTAGCAGTTGTTCGTGAACGGCAGCTCGATCTCGTGGTCGGACAGGAAATTATTATCTGCTGTCAAGTAAGCGTTGGACGCGCCCGGCTCCGGCCACTGCACCTGGTTCGACTGGTACTCCTTGTCGGCGTCGACGAAGACGGCCCTCATCACGTTCGCCACGTTGCCGATACCACCTAGAGAGACTTCCCAGTCACCGATGATGTTATCTTCGTTCAGCTCGAAGGTCTCGGGTTCGGTATCCTTCGGGATGTGCAGCCGAAACTTGCCGCCCTCGTTCAGGATCTGGCCTCGGCAGGACGTGAGGAGTTCCGGCAGATTCTCCTCCCACGGGTCGCGAGCCGTATCGACCACACCATTGAGGGTGAAGCGCTTCTGCGTGGTGCTCCCGCCCTCACCGTCAGGAATCGATACCAGCACGTCACAGAAGTCCGCCTCGACATCGAACGAGTCGTCGTCTATCTCGTCCAGCGGTACGCCGCAGCCGTAGAGTTCCGACGTGAGGTAGTCTCGGATACAGAGAGCAGCGTTGTCCGAGTACTTCCAGATTCGCATCACCGAGCCGTTGGCCGGCGTGCCGCCCGTCCACGCGTTCACGGTGATCTCGTCGTTCGGGTCGTCTATGTCCGTGATGGTCCCGTACTTGCCGTCGCTGGTCACCACCCGCATCCCGATGGCAGCTTCCGACAGATCCCAGGCGAGTCCGTCCGTGCCCGTGGCCGCCGTGAACGTGGTACTGGAGGAGGATCGGGCTCGCTGATCCTCGACCTGAACGCCCTTGATCCTCGTGGTGATGTTGGGCACGCCGCCCCGGGGATAGACGTCGTTGTCCTTCGTCATCTTAAAGACGTAGTGAGCAACGCTCTTCCCCAGCGACGTAACGGGCCAGGCGTCGGGAAACAGAGTATTGAGCTGGGCAGCCGTGCCCCCGATATCGCGACCAGGAAAACGATAGCAGGTCAGCTTGCCGCTGAACTCGCTCGTTATCGACCCGTCTGGATTCACCGCGAGGCGGTCGTCGAGATAGCACTCTAGCCAGTCCTCTATCGGCTCGCCGTTGCTCGATCCGTGACATATAGCAGCCACGACCCACAGGTCCTTGTCGTCCTGGCTCGCCTCGTCTACCCGCACGTCCGTCAGACACACGCTCAGTTTAGCAATACCATAGACGACGGGTATCGCGGCCACCCCGCTGGCACGATTGATCTGCATGGCCCGATTCCGGTCGTCCAGTCCGATCCCGGGCATCTCCGGGCTGGGCATCAGGGCCAGGCCGAGGCCGAGCATCAGGGACTGTAGGATCGGCGTCAGTCCCGGGATCAGGAAGGACGCGATGACTATGGCACCGCTCAGGAAGTGTCGGAACGTGAAGGCCATCTACTTACCCCACACGATCTCTCTGTGGGCGATGCCCGGAGTATTCTGAAAGAAGGTGTCGTCCGAGTAGTAGGTCTGATGCGAGGCGATATTGGTCCTAATACCGTTGATACGTGAGAGCTCCGCGACCCTAGACACGACGCGCAGTCTTATGTCGACGGTACCGCCCGCGCGCTCCCTGCGGGTCTCCCTTATCTCGACACCCGCGTTCATGAAACCCTCGAAGCACAGCATCGGATCGGCGATTATATCGCCGGCATCGTCTACGTGAGCCTCGTATATCTCGATCTTACGACCCCTGAAATTCTGTCCGAGGATAGCCGCTAGGATCGTCTGATCGACGGCCGAGATCTGCACCGTAGTACCCGTGGCCCGACCGTCTGGGCTCTCCTCGATCGGCTCGAAGGACAGGACGCCACCGATGCCCTCCCATGTCTGTGAGTTCCAGAGGACGTCGCGCGGGGCGGTAGTCAGGTAAGCCGTGCCGCCGGAGAAGACCATGCTGATGAAGTGCACGATGGTGCCCGTCTGGGCGGCCATCGCGGTCTTCATAGCGGTCGTCAGTTCGCGGGGCATCAGAGCGACTCCCTGAACACGAGCTTCAGCCCCGCGAGGGCGATGCCCGGTCCCGCGCTCGGTATGACGGCATCGTCTAGAACGCAGGTCATCTTGACGCCCGTCACTGTCAGTACCGCGTCGTCGGCCGGACTGCCCCCGACCAGGATCGGCGGGCCGAGCAAGATCGTGGCGTCGCCCGTCCCGTCGGACACGACGTCGGCGAGCACGTCCTTCGCGTCGGGCACGCCGACGACTAGGAAGATGTCTCCCTTCTTCAATACGGTTTGATTGATCGACCAACCCTTCGTGTTCAGCGAGGATCCCGTCTGGCTCGCGCCGTCTACCTTCGGCGATCCGGCTCCCGTCCCCTTCGGCGTCTGGTAGTCCCGGTGGTCGATCGTGAACGCGACCCCGGATCGTAAGTAATCGTTGATCTCGGCCAGAAAGGCACGCGTCGCCTGAGCCGTCACGTCGAGCGGGGGAAACTCCTCCATCCAAGATCGACCCAGCGCGCCGAGCGTCCTGGTCTGAACCTTACCGGTCTGCCCCCACGACTTGAGCGATCTCGGGAGCTCGAACGCGGACGTCCGCGCAGGGATTATGGTTCTCGAAAAATCGGCCACGTCAGTTCCTTCCCGTCAGTTGCCGTTTGAATCGCTGACTCCCCTGCGCCTCCTGAAGAACTATTGATCCAATACGATGGCGATGCTCCTCGAAGAACTGATCGACGTCGCGGGAGTCAATCGCGTGAACCTCGAACACGACCCGTTGACTCAGTTGTATGACTGTTCCCCCTCCATCACGTATCGCTCGCACCCCCAGCTCCCCGCGACTCGTCCGCTGGAGCGGCATGATCGCCTCCGGTCCCTTCTCCCCCGCGGTCCCGACGCCGCCGACCAGCGGGAAGGCTATCGGTCCTCCGATCACACCGCCAGTCTCGAACGGCTGCACACGGCCGCCGGCGAACACGTTCCCGAGGGCCGACGGCTTGGACGGGAAGATCCCCTTGAACTGTCCGATGAGAGTCTCCGCCATCGGCTTCGTGATTATCTCCCTGATAAAGATCCTCTGTATGTCCTGCCATAATCCCCTGAGAACGTCTCGCAACTTCATCCCGGTAACGATCGCGTTCTCGAACGCGGAGGTGAACGTCATGCCGAGATCTTGTGCGGCGGCGCTCGTCTTCTCGACCTCTCCCGTAGCCGCCGCGAACTTTTCCTGCGCCAATTCCGCTAGACGTCTCAGCGTCTCCTCGACGTCCTCCCCCGTTATCCCCAAAAACTCCAACTTGACGCGAAGCGCTTCCAGCTCAGCGAGCGTCTCCTCGAGCTCCTCCGCGGGCGTCCTGACCGACTGCCTGAGTCGCTCGAACTGCTCGCGCGTCCGTTCGGCGTTACGGTCCAACTCCTCGTGCATACGAGCAACGAAGTCCCTCATCACCTGTAGTCTGTCCTGAAGGCCCGTCTTCTTCTCCCTACCCTCCTCGAACAATTCGCGCGCCGCAGCAGCAGCGCGGCGAAATACCTCCTCGATCTCCTCTCCCACTATACCGACCTCGGTCAGTTCGTCCTGGAACTGCTTAAGACCGGCGAGCGTTTCCTCTAACACCTCCTCCGGGGTACGGACCTCTAGACGTAGCTCCTCGAACCGCTCCTGTAATTTCTGCACAGCCTCAGCCGACGCTTTAGCTTTCTCTTCCGCCTTCTCGGCTGCCTCCGCCGCGGCCTCCTCCGCGCGCTCCATCTCCGCGAAGGCCTGTGCCCACGCAAACTTCCATTCCTTACCGATAGCTATCAGTTCATACGCACGAGCCTTCCAGACCTTAAACGTCTCCTCGTCAGTCGCTCTCAACTCCAGAATCTTCTGCGTTATTCTCTCCCGAACAGTACGCATCTGCCTCTCGTGCTCTTCCTGTGCCTCGGCCAATTCCTTCACGGCACGTTTCGCCTCGCGTGCCGCCCTAGCAATAGCTCCGTACGCGATGGCAGCGACACCTAAAACGATCGATATGCCGCCGGCAATCGCCTTCGTCTTAGTTATCACCGCGTTGAGCGTCTCCATCCTCGTGGCCGCCCGGCCGCCCGCACCTTCATATAGGTCATGGCGTCACCCAGACCGGCGAGAGCAGTGGTGACGATAGCAGAGGTCTTCAGGGCGACGAGACCCCGCGTGAGCAGTCCTACGACGAACAGCGTCGGACCGACGGCCGCCGTGAGGGCCACGAGGCCAGCGACCGTCTCTCTCGTCGCGTCAGACGACTCGGACAGGCGAAAGGACAGATCCTCCATAAACTCGCTGAATTTCTCTGTGACAGGGATCGTCACTAACTTCAGGGTGTCGCCGAATCGGATCATCGAACCCTGGAGCCTGGCGGCCGATTTGTTGGTTCTGAGATCCGTCGTTCCTGCCATAGCACCGAACGCCTCTTCCGTAGCACCGACATTATCAGCGACGGAATCGAAGATCGCTCCGACCTTCTCAGCTTCCTGTCCTGTGATGGCCAGAACAGCGCGAAGTGCTCTCTTCTCCGGGATGAGCTCCGCAAGCGCCGACTTGTTACCCTGGAATGCCGTGCTCAGCGACTGTAGAAGCACCAGAAGACCCTCCTCTCGGAGCTGCCGACGCAGATCCTCCAACGAGAGCCCGACGCTAGCGAGCATCTTCTTCGTGTTGTCCCCACCGGCCAACAGTATACCGAACACAGAGTTCAGGGCAGTGACCGCCAGATTCGCGCTCAGCCCCTGCTGAGACATGACCGCGATGCCCGCACCCACGTCGACGAACGTCGCCCCCGCCGCCTTCGCGGAACCCAATACCATGCCTATCGCCCCGGCAAGGGAGGAAGCTTCGAGGTTGCCCTCGCGGATGGTCTTCGTCAGGATGTCCGTCGCCGATGCCGCGGTCATGCCGGAGTCGGCCCAGGTATTCATCACGCTGACCGCGGCCAGAGCCACACTCTTGGTCTCACCCAGCCCCGCAGCTGCACCCTTCGCAGACATCGTGAGCGTATCAAGCGCGGCCTGTCCTCTTATGCCAGCGGAGGTGATGAAGAACATGGCCTCGGAAAGCTCGACCGGTCCCCTACCGACCGCCGGGCCGAGCCGCAGGATGCTGTCAGTCCACTCGTCGACCTGGCTCTGCGCTACCCCCACCAGTCCGACTATGGTCTGCATGTTGCGCTCGAACTTCGCGAGCGTCTTGGTGCTCATAGCGGAGAAGGCCACGAACGGTGTAGTCACCGCGAGGGTCATCCGCTTCCCGGTCCTCTGTAGATTCTTCCCGAGAGCGTCGTACTTCTTGGCGATCGCACTGGTCGAACGATCAGCCTCGTTTTTAGCTCGAGTAAACGATGCCCGAAGATCAGAGAGATCTCCCTTGAACCTTATGACTACGGGGTGAAGCTCATTCGCCATCCGGGAACCTCTCCATCAAATCATGCAACTCATCTCTCGTCAACGGCTCTATGGGCGTCTCGTCGGGATCAACGCCGTGGCATTCCTGCCATCCCTCGATAGCGCGATATAACTCCGTCGGGGTGGCGTTCCAAAAGTTCCGAGGGGACCATCTTAGCACTCCCATCCCGTGTCGCATCCACCGATCCCAGGGCAGGTCTACTCGTTGCTCGACTCGCCCTCCTCTGCTTTTCCCTCCTCGTCCTCTCCTGTTTCTCCGAAGACGACTCGGTCGATGATCTCCTGGATAGTAGGAATCACACCCACGAAACCTACCTTGACAATGACCGCACCCAGATCCTCTCGCTTCGGCTTCGGATCCTTCGCCAGAGCATCGATCACACCAACCATCTCGAGTACGGGCATACCGAGGCCGCTGGCTAGCTCGTGAGTGACCTGTACTAAGGACCGCCCTAGCACGCCCTCCGCCTTCGAGATTCTCCGAAACGACGGGACCAGTATCAGATCCACGTCACCGATGGTAGCTTCGAACTCACCTCTTGCCTGGTTCGCTTCTGCCATGTCTCTAGCTCCTGTTCAGATTTTTACATCTCCTGTTTTAAGATCACGCGGATGGCTCGAACGATACCTCACCCGAGGAGTCGAGCGTCAAGGAATAAGTAACTTCCCCGTCGTGCGAGCCCGAATACCCCATGTTGACCTGGAACGCGCCCGTGAACTTATCACCGTTCTCGAACACGAGCTCGTAGTTATCGATCGTCTGAGCGAGCACGTTGGTACGCACCGTCGCCTCAGACACCGAGTCCTTGAACACGCCCGATCCCGTAATGCTGACCGACTTGATGCCGGCGTCCGCGAGCAGCGTACGCCATCCCGCGTCGTCCTTGTCGGTGATGTCCACGCGCTCCCCGTTGATGTCCAGTGCCGTCACTCGCATTCCCCCGACGGTGGTGAACTCTTCCGAGGTCGCTCCGTCACCCACCTTGAGTACGAACGCCCTTCCTTTTTCAGCTGGCATTACTACTACCTCCTACGTTTCGCGCTCTCTGAGCGCCTTGAAGTTCCACGTGAGCCCGGGCCGGTTGTTCTCGTCCAGTCCCAACGGGAACGGTCCTGACTGTCGAGCGTACACATAGACATACACGGGATCTCCGCTCGCCGGCGAGAGTTCCGATCCGTGCAGCGCCCGATATATCGCGCCCATCTTCGTCCTGAGCGCCTCGTATCCAAACTTCTCTCCTCTTCCCCGAACCTGGAACGTCGGCTCGTCGTACTCCGTCTCGGTGCTCCCGTCCGGCTTCGACTCCGGTGGTGCTCCGGGCGTCTCGAACACGGCGATCGCCTGATTCGGCTCGGGGGGTAGATAACCAGCGAAGCCAGACCACTCGGTCGCTCCCTCGATGAGTCCCTCCGTCTCGAGAAAGTCCAGCACGTCCGTCACTAGCATCGACACAAACTACCTCTTTGTCCTCTGTCGCATCCGTCTCACGATGCGGTCCGGCATTCCCGACTTTCGCTCCTCGACAGGATCCTCTAGATACTTGGCCTTGGTCGGCGGATTGTGTTGGGCGGTTAGATCCTCGTGTACGTACGTCGCATATCCCACGTCCTCGTCGTTCGAGTCACCTCCCTGA